AAATGGAAAATTAGTTTTATCTGGTTATTCAAAAGGAGAACTTGCTCCTAAAGGTGATCAATGGGTACATGGTTGGGGTAGAAATATTCATCAATCAAATGACTCAGCAAATACGAAATTATTTGATATTGCAAGAGAAGATTCAGCTAATGGTGTTTTCTATGCAGTAGGACACGATTATATTAATAATGCTCCACTCGTTGAAGCCTGGAATAAAAATTATGATCATTATAAAGATTTGAAAATGGATTTTGGTCCAGATTCTTCTCAATTAGATAATATTGATATATTAAGTAATGAAAAAGGTATTGTTTCTGGATATACACTTAATGCAGCAAATAAAAGAACAGGATTAATTAGTAAAATTGATCTTAAAACAAATACAGTGGATTGGGTAAAAGGTTTATATCAAGGTACAAATGTTCATAAAATAACAGATCATTGTACAGTTGATAGAAATGGAACAGAATATACTGTAGGGTTTATTGAAAATAATAGTTATACAGATGATTCTGATTTTACGTTTAATCATGGTTTATTATTTTTAATGGATGGAAATGGTAACGTTACTGTTTCAAAATCCACTGAAGCATTGCCTGGTGCGCCTCATACACCTAATTTACATATCGAAAGAATTCAGCCAGGTAAAGTTGGCACTGGTGATTTTTTCTTCTGTGGTTCTGAAACCCGTGGAACAAGTAGAGCTCCAATGTGGGGTTATGGCAATGTGTTTACTTCTGATTTGATTCATTTTAATACACGAAGATTAGACACAACTGGCGCTAGCATTTCTGGTAGTACTACTGCAAATTGGCAACAGAAAGAATCAGTATTTAATGATATTGGGGTATTGAAATACTATGATGATAGTAACAAGTATGATATTGTTGTCGTAGGTCAAACTGAAGATCTTACTTTGACTGACGGTGATTCGAATGGTAAAGGCGGATATGGTCTACCATTAATTGAAAAACACACCATTTATGTAGATTCTGCGCAATCTGGAATTACTACGCATAATACTACGTTACGTTGGGCAAAAACATATCAATCAAAGTATGGTAAATTAAATTCATTCCATTCTTTAGTTATTGAAGACTCTGATAAAAGAGATTGGTGGTGGAATGAAGAGAATTTCTTTCATAACGGACAAGTAAGATTTATTGTTGCTGCTAGCGGTCATGACTTAGATAGCAATGCTTCACATCCAGATTATACTAATGATATTCTAATGAGAAGAGATACACTCTTTGCTATGATTAATGATAGTGATGGTAGCCTTATCTGGGGAAATACTCTTGGTCATATGGGTAATGACGATATTAATAAATCAATGGTGTGGGATGCTCATAATAGAAATTTTGTAACAGTTGGTTCATCTACATCTCACTCTGTCGGTGAAGATGGTATTCTATTTAGATTATGGAAAGATGGATTTGGGACTGGTGTTTATCACACTGATCAATCAACATCAAATGCGTATTATTATGATTCATCATACATTTATCCAACAGATTTTATTTTTGCTGGAGAATATGATAGTAATACATTCCCAAATACTTCATTATCAACAGTACAAGTTTCGGTTGGATTATCGGCTTCACTATCAAATAATAGTGCTAATACTGTTCATACTGAATATAATGGTTCATATGGTGCCAATGGCTTGTTTACTGGATTCTTAGGAATTGTTGATCAGAAAGATTTACAAGATTTTAAAAACACTGATCAATATATTCGTGAATCACAAGAAGGAAAAATTGTACATAGAGTTTCAGATGATTTCTTCAAAATCCATCAAGTGTCTACTGTTGGTGATGCTACTGCTGATGATGGAAATGTTTTTGCTTATGATGTGATTAAATCAAGAGATCTAGAATATTATTATTTAGGTGGTCAAGTTTCTGGTAATATTGCAAGAACCAATGATGGTTTATCGGGTGTTTATGACTATACATTATTTCAATGGGATATTGCATCTGAGCAATTTAGGTTCTGGCAAAATGGCACAGCGCAAGATGAAGAAATCTATGCGATTACAGAATTAACTGGTACTGCATTATTGGTAACTGATCCTCCTGCTGCTGGCCAAGGTAGAACAACAGGTCAAGTAGTATGGACTCCAACTACAGCAGGAACATATTATTATCAATGTGGTATTCACAACATTATGGGTGGACAGTTGATTGTAACAGATGTTCAAGCCGGGACAAATACTTATGATATTGATGTATCAAATAATGGTGCAATTGCTTATAGAATGACTGGTTCAGATAGAAATGGTACAATTAACTCATCTACTGATAATCCAACTATTACTATCGATACAGGTGATACCGTAAGATTTAATGTTGATGCATCTGGTCATCCATTCTATATTCAGACTGCAGCTGGTACTGGTGGTTCTAAAAATGGTCATATCGCATTTTGCGGTAGAACAACCGGACAATTAGGTACTGATATTGGTTCACCTGACTCTGATACCCCATTATTTGGTGGCTATGATTTATTCCTTGGTATTTTTGATCCAAATGCTTGGGTTGCTGAATATTATAACCAAGGATCTGGTTTTAATGATAAAGCAATGAATGTTCATGATTTACATCCAAAAATTCCTAACACATTGGCATTGTCATATACATCATTTGGTTCTGTAAATGGTTCACCAACGTTTGGATCTGAAGATATTGGCGTAATTACATTTAATTACGATACTGATAGTTGGAGTCAAGGGTTTCAAATTGGTTCAGAAACATCTGAAGAAATAGATCAAAACGGAAAACCAAGTACATTACTTCCAGACGGAAGATTAGCTATAGTTTGTAATACGGCTGGTACTTTTGCAGATGATACCATTACGTATGGTTCTAAAGATATGGGTCTTGCAATATTTAATTTTGATAGCGATGGTTTAGGAGGTTATTTAGGTTGGTCTAAATATCAAATTGGATCAGGATCTGCTGATTTTTCATATAGTATTGATAATAATGGTTCTACATTTTTAATTACTGGATATTCAGAAGCTACTTGGGATAAATCGGTATCAGGAGTATTTGTTGAATTTGATCCAGAAAGAAATTTACTAGGGAAGAGTGCATAAATGGCTATACTTAATTTTCCAATAAATCCAAGTCATAATGATACTTATTCTGCAAATGGAATAGATTATTCTTATGATAGCACTTCTACTTCTTGGACAGTTCAGCCAAATTTAGGTTATACTGGATCACAGGGTTTTACGGGATCTAAAGGAGCTGGATTTACAGGATCTAGAGGTTTAATAGGTTACTCTGGATCGCGGGGTTTTGACGGTTCACGAGGTTATACTGGTTCGGTTGGATATACAGGTTCCTCAAACGTACAAGGTATACGTTATGTTTATGATACAGGAACAACCGTTAATACTGCTTTAAGTGGCGAATTTAGATTTGATAATGCAACCATTGGATCTGCAACACAGATTGGAATTAATGCTTTTGATGCAGACGGTAATGATCTTACAAGTTATTTTTCTACACTTGACAACTATGGATCCAGCTTAATAAGAGGTACATTATTATTTAAACCTGCCGATTTAACATCTGGCGAATTTATGGCCTTTGAAGTTACTTCAACATTTACAAATAATTCTGGTGTTCTTGTTGCAAGTGTTAGTTCAGCTGGTGGTGGATTAACATTATCTGATGCTGATGAACTTATAATTACGTTTATTCCTGCTGTTCAAGGTGAAATTGGTTATACGGGATCAAGAGGTGATCCAGGATTTACAGGATCAGTTGGTTTTGTTGGATCGCAAGGTGTTAAAGGTGACCCAGGTTTTGTTGGATCGCAAGGTGATTTTGGTTATACCGGTTCAAGAGGTAATTCAGGTGTTAACGGAACTGGCGGTGGATTCTTTGTAATTGAAGCTGAAAGAAGTTCAGGAGCAACTAATGGCGCCTATTTTGCTTTTGGTAATGGCGCGAGCCCAACTCAAGGCGTAAGAGTTCCAATTGATTGTAACTTAGAATATTTAACAATTTCAACTGAAAGTCTTAACACCTGTACTGTAACACTATACATTAATGGCACAGCATCTACTGCAACAGTATCATTAGCAGGTCAAGGGAGTAATACAGCACTAATTAATCCTGGGTTATCTATTTCATCCGGTGATAGAATAGCATTTAACGTGACTTCGGGAAGTACTAATAGTACCACAGTTGTATCAGCATGGTTTGCTCATGATGGTGTAAAGGGTTATACAGGATCAGTTGGTTTCGTTGGATCTCAAGGTGTTAAAGGTGATCCAGGATTTACAGGTTCACAGGGTTATACAGGTTCTCGAGGTGTTATTGGTTATACAGGATCTCAAGGTGTTATTGGATACACTGGTTCGCAAGGTCCTATTGGGTACACTGGATCTCGCGGTTACACAGGATCAAGAGGATTTACAGGATCTAGAGGTGCCGATGGTACATCTATAGCAATTCAAGGTACAGTTGCAACAACAGGTAACCTACCATCATCTGGTAATACTGCCGGTGATGCTTATATTGTACAAGCAGATGATCACCTTTATGTTTGGGATGGAGCGACTTGGACAGATGCTGGCCAGTTTGTTGGTTATACTGGATCTCAAGGTGTGATTGGTTATACTGGATCAAGATCTACAGTAATTGGTTATACGGGATCAAGAGGTTACACTGGTTCTCGTGGTCCTATTGGTTACACTGGTTCGCAGGGTGTTATTGGTTATACAGGTTCTCAAGGTGTAATTGGATACACTGGATCTCGCGGTGTTACTGGTTACACAGGTTCACAGGGTTATACAGGTTCGCAAGGACCGATCGGATATACTGGTTCGCAAGGTCCTATTGGTTACACTGGTTCACAGGGTCCTATTGGGTACACTGGATCTCGCGGAGCTACTGGTTACACAGGATCTTTTGGTTTACAAGGTTATACTGGATCTCGAGGAGCACTGGGTTATACTGGATCTCGCGGAGCACTGGGTTATACTGGATCTCGAGGAGCACTGGGTTATACTGGATCGCGTGGAGCAACTGGATTTACAGGATCTGGAGGTAGCACTGGATACACCGGATCACAAGGTGCATCCGGTGGTGGTACTGGTCTTGCAATTGCAATGGCAATGATATTTGGGTGATTTATGGGAGAATGTAATTTAGTAAATGTAGCTACTGTAGTAGGTAAAAGTAGATCATTCAACCTGGGCTCAGGCGGAAGTGCCTCTTTATTGCATAATGTATCTACTGGAAATGAAACATGGCTTGTAAAAAGCTTAATTTTAGGAAATGTTTCATCAAATGGCACAGATATTAAAGCACGTGTGTCTGTAAATATAACAGGAACTGATCATTATATTCTCTATGATACATGGGTTCCTTATGGAACATCATTAGTTGTTTTAGATGAATTATTGCCTATATATTTACAATATCAAGATTATATAACTGTAACGGGTCAGGAAGGAGCTGGTCTTAATGCGTATTATAAATACGAAACACTTAGGGAGTAAAAAATGGCAGCACCAAATATAGTAAACGTTGCTCAAATTTATGGTAATACTGTGAGTGGTGCAGTTGGTACTTCACTTTCAGCGGTATTAACAAACGCATCAGGTTCCAACTATGTTTATAAAGTAAACTGTATTATGATTTCAAATGTTGATGGAGCAAATGATACAACTGTACGAGTAGCGTTTAATAATAACGGTACAAATCACTATTTAGCATATGATGTGGATTGTATTGCTAAAACAACATTAATTGTTTTATCTAAAGATACTGCTGTGTATCTTGAAGAAAACGATAGTATTCGAGTTTCAGCAACTACAGCATCAGATGCACAATATGTGATTTCATATGAAAGAATTATTGACTAGGAATTAGTTAAATGGGTAGAAAACACCAAAATGGTGGAGTTGTTGGCCAAAAGCGCATTTATTATGATGGCATGAACACTGGTGTTCATGACATGCAAACTGTTTATGATTCTTTTAGTGGTAGTCCTACTAATAGAGAAGGTTATAATAGAGGCTTAGGTACGATTGATATAGATTACCGCATTTCTGTTGGAAATGTATTTGATATGACTCTTATCCCAAACTCTAGTGATAGTTATACATTGTCACAATTAGGAACTGGAACAACTGGTTCTTGGACAGCTACCGATAGATATTATCAAAGCGATTGGCTTCGAATATTAGTTAATGGTCAAGGAAGAGGTTGTTTAGGTACAGGTGCTAATGGTTTATCAAGTACAAATTTTCAGTTAATGGCAAATACCACTGGTAATGGTACTTTTTCATATACTACTTATGCTGATGCGTTTCAGCCAGGTACACCACATGAAACCGGATTTTTTTGGGCAAGAACAGCAGCAACTGGAGGTACATTATATAGTATAGGAGGATCTAATAACACAACTGCAATTGGTGGTACTGCTTCAAATGGAACCGTTTATAGTTGGAGAAGATCATCTTCTGATCCAGATGTAAATGATACACGAGTAATTTTATTGGGTAATACTACGGCTGGTCATGTTGTCTTTCAATATAAAATATATAATGGTGCTTCCGGTACACAAACAAGTGGAAAGGTTGTAAGAATGCTTCATCAATATACTAACACAACCGGCGCAACTAAATATGTTTCATTTCAAAGAGGTGGTGATGTTGACTTTAACGCTTATACCACAAGTAATACAAGAGTCGATGGCACCAAAACATATTCTTCTGGAACAAGCAATGGCCAAACTTTAGCAGTGTATTTACCGCCTACTCCTAATACAATTGCTATTAATCCTACTCCTACGGCTAGAAATACATTAATTTCTAATTCTTTTACAGCATATAATCCTGAAGGCATAGCAATAAATTCTGGTGGTCGTGCTAATGGTAGTGCGGATACATCAATTTATATGGCGGCTGATTGGGATGCAGTATCTGCAGGTTCTACAGTGTACGCGTGTGCATATTATGTATATGGAACAAGCGTAACAGATATGAATAATCAAATTCTATGAGGTAATAGATGTCACACGGTAAATCTAAATGGGGAAATTATATTGGTGCTCCTAAAGTGATAGATAGTGCCTTATCCAATGTAGGGGTGTCGGCATTTGGAGACCTACCAAGACAAAATAAAGCTGATGGGGGCATTGCTGGTGTGCATAAATTACATTACATACATGAGTACGGCGAAGCAGATGATGCGGAGGGAGGATATTCAACTACTCTATCTGGTCAAGTTGTATACACTTTACAAAATTCTACAGCAAACACTGCTTTTACTTGGACTGTTCCAACTGGTGTAACATCAGTGTCTGCCGTGTGTATAGGAGGCGGTGGTGGTGGCGGAGGAAATAATGGTAGTTCTGGACCTGGTGCCTCAGCTGGTGGTGGCGCACAATTATCTTATTCTAGCGCGTTTACTGTTACTGCAGGAGAAAATTTAACCTTAACTATTGGAGGCGGAGGTCAAGGAGGGACTCGATCAGCAAACCCTAATGCCGGTAGTGCGACTAACATTAAACGAGGTGCTACCGTTTTATTACAAGCTAATGGAGGAGGCGCCGGATTGACCAATGTTACTTCGGGCTCTGGAGGAACAGGTGGAAATGGAGGTACTGGAACAGAATATACTGGTGGAGGAAATGGTGGCAGTGGCGGAAGTGCAAGAAATAATGGTGGAGGCGCTGGAGGCGGAGGAGCTGGAGGTTACAGCGGAAATGGTGGTAATGAATTGGGGACTGGTGTAGGTGGTGGAGGAGCCGGTGGACAAGCAAATAATGGAACTGCATCACGAAATGCTCAACAAAGTGGAGGCGGTACAGGATTATACGGCGAAGGAACTAGTGGGAGCGGAAGTTCAGAACTAACAAAAAATGGTTCTGTGCTAGGTCCTAGTAGTGGAGTTGGTTCACAAACTATAGCAACTGCTTCTGGTTATTCAACATTTGGAGTGGCTGGTACATTTGGTGGAGGAGGTGGAGCTATAGAAGACGATACTGCTTCATATGGTCATTCAGGCGGAAGTGGTGGAATTAGAATCATTTGGGGCGGAGGTAGATCATACCCTTCAACAAATACAGCAGATGCATAGGAATAACAAATGGCAGAAATAATTTGTACAAAGTGTAATCATCCTTGTCATTGCAAAGATGACGAAAATGAAGTTTGGTGTACTGATGGTGTTTTACAAGAAGATGGACACCATGAAGTTTGTAATTGTAAAGACTGTACACACGAAGATTAATATATAACTATATGATGAAAATTGCTATTATTGACCTTTTAGGTCTGACTTATGATGGAACTACATTAGAAAAACGTGGGTTAGGCGGATCTGAATCAGCTGTAATTCTTATGTCAAAAGAATTGGCGGCTTTAGGATTTAGTGTGACCGTTTACAACAATTGTATTGATTCTGAAGCGCAGCCAGGAATTTATAATGATGTAAAATTTATTGATCATAGCCAGTTTACAAAACCCACTCAACCTCTTCCATTTGATGTAGAATATGATATAATAATATCATCTAGATCAGTTTATCCTTTCTTTTCAAATAACAAATATGGAGAGCTTTGCAGTAAAGCAAAATATAAAGTCGTGTGGATGCACGATACATTTTGTGAAGGTGATGAACATATAGAATCTATGCTCAATCAAGGAATAATTGATGAGCTATTTACTTTATCAGATTTTCATACAAATTATATTTTAAACTGCGAGCATGGTGTTAAAAGAAATTTTGAAGTTTTAAAAAATAAAATTTTTCAGACTCGAAACGGTGCAGTAAAATATATTGATGAAGTAGACTTAAGCCAAAAAGATAAAAGTCATTTTGTCTATAATGCTTCAGTAACAAAGGGGCTTAATCCTTTACTACAAGATATTTGGCCAGAAGTAAAACGCCAAATTCCAAGTGCGCATCTCACTGTTATTGGTGGATTTTATAGATTTAGAGAAGGCGCTGAGCCTGATGCACAAGAAAAAGATCATCGTAAATATGTAGAAACATATCCAAAAGAATTAGATGTAACTTTTACTGGTGTTATACCACAAAAAGAGATAGCAGAAATATTATCTAATGCGGGGTTTATGTTGTATCCAACTGAATTTCCAGAAACATTTGGTATTTCAGCATTAGAATCTTTATTATATAAAACTCCTCTTATTACTTCTCGTTTTGGTGCTCTTGAAGAAACAGCACTCGATCTGGCATGCTATAAACAAAACTATGCCAACTGCCCCAATGGTTTATTTCCTAGAATTGACAGAAATGAGCAAGCTAAATCATTTATTGATATGACAATACAAGCATATCACAACGATTATTTGTTACAACAAAAACAAAATTATTGCGATGTTATTGATGACATTTATGGATGGGATACAGTTGCCTTACAATGGCAACAACATTTTTATCGTAAATTAAAAAAATATTTGCCCGTAAATCAATACAGAAAAGTATCATATATTAATGATAAAGTAAAAAGAATTTATGGAAGAAGATTTGAAAATCCCATAGAAAGATCTGAATATAGAACTACGCACCCAGAAAAAAGAATTGTAATAATTTCACCATTTCGAAATGCCGATGATTATATTGTTGATCATTGTTTATCAGTTGACCAACAAGATTATGATAATTATTTGCATATTGTTATTGATGATAATTCAGATAATGAAATTGAATTACCTTCTAATTCTAAAAGAATGATTATAAGAAATGATGAGAGATGCGGATGTATAGCTAATCAATTAAATTATATGCAACATGCAACAGAAGATGATATTATCATTCTTTTAGATGGTGATGATTTTTTAATTAATAATCCAACAATTTTTAAATACTATAATCAACTTTATCATGAAGGAATTGAATTTACATATGGTTCTATGTGGAGTTTAGCCGATAATATTCCTCTTATTGCTCAAGACTATCCAAACAAAGTAAAGAAAGATAAATCTTATAGAAAGCATTTATTTAATTGGAAAATTCCATATACTCACTTGCGAACCTTCCTTGGAAAATATGCTTATAAATTAAATCCTAGTAATTATAAAATTCCTGGTAAAGGTTTTATGAAGAGTGGGGCTGATAATCCATTATTTTATGAATTAATAGAAATGGTGGCACCAGAAAAAATTAAAGCAGTAAAAGAAATTATGGTTCTTTATAATGACATTAATCCATTAAATGATTATAAAGTAAATCCTATTGAACAAAATCAAAACGCATATTCGTCATATAAATCTAAGGATGAAAATAAAATGAAACAAATTCTAATTGCAATTCCTACAAATGCAGGTATTGAACCTGAAACATTTAAATCGATTTATAATCTTGAAATGCCAGAAGGTGTAAAGACTCATTTTGAATTTTTCTATGGGTATCAAGTTGATCAAATTAGAAATTTAATTGCTGAATGGGGTAAAAATTATGACTATACATTTTGGGTTGACAGCGATATAATTTTACCAAAAGATGCTTTAATTAAATTATATGAATCAGATAAAGATATCATTTCTGGTGTGTATATGCAAAGAAAACACGATAAACAAATTTTAGAACTTTATAATGAAGGTGGAAACATTCCGCACAATGAATTAGAACATGGTTTAATGGAAGTAAAAGGATGTGGCTTTGGTTGTGTTCTAATAAAAGGCCATGTGCTTAATGAAATGGAATATCCGCATTTTAAATATAAGTCTGCTTTGAATCATGATCATACATATTCTGAAGATGTTTATTTTTGTGATAGAGCAAGAGAAAAAGGATTTAAAATTTGGGCAGACACAACTTTAATTTGTGAACATAAAGGTCATCATCTTTTTGTACCACAAATATCATATAAAGTTAATACTGTGTCGAAAGAAGTGAATCAGCATTTAATTGAAAGATCAAAGGAAGATGTAATGCTTCCATTTGTTAAAACATATTTAAATGATATGAAAATTAGATGGGATTTTCAACCTAAAGTAGTTTATGATATTGGTGCAAGTTGTTTACACTGGACAAACACGGCAAAACAAATTTGGCATGATACAAAGTTTATTGCCTTTGATGCTCTTGAAGAATATAAAGATGTATATGATTATTATGGTGTTGATTATGCTATCGCTTTATTAAGTAAAGAAAAAGAAATACGAACTTTCCATACAAATATAGAACATCCTGCTGGTGGAAGCATGTATATTGAAAAAGATCATAAACAATTATATCATGATCATCGACAAATGGGAGCAATGTCATTAGATGAATTAGTAAAACTAAATGATTTTCCTATGCCAGATATGATTAAAATAGATGTACAAGGTGCAGAAAAAGAAGTTTTACAAGGAGCGATAGAAACATTAAAAAGTGTTAAACATTTGATTATAGAAGTACAATCAGAAGAGTACAACGAAGGCGCTCCATTAAAAGAAGAAACGTTTGATTATCTTGATGAAATTGGTTTTAGATTCGTAGAAGAAATTGTTAATTATGGCCCTGATGCAGATTATCATTTTATAAGAAAGAATTTATATAAATAGTCATAGATTAATCAAAATGTGGAGATCTCTATGGCTAATCCAACAACAAGAGAAGAACTCATAGAATATTGTAAAAGACGATTGGGTGATCCAGTTATTGAGATCAACGTCGATGATGATCAAGTAGAAGATCGTGTTGACGAAGCGTTACAATACTATCAAGAGTTTCATTCTGATGCTACAGTAAAAACATATTTGAAACATCAAGTTACTTCAGCAGATGTTTCAAATGGTTATATTCCTATATCATCAGATATTATTTACGTATCAAGATTATTTCCAATATCAAGTTCATTTAGTTATTCTCACAATTTTTTTGATATTAAATACCAAATGATGTTAAATGATATTGCAGATTTACAGAATTTTGCTGGAGATCTTGCTTATTATGAACAAATGCAACAATACCTTTCTATATTAGATATGACTTTAAATGGTACACCACAAGTAACATTTCAAAGACATGCAAATAGACTCCATATACATGGTGATTTTACAGATGAAGATATTAAAGTTGATGATTATGTAGTTGCTGAAGTTTTTCAAATTGTAGATCCAAATACACATACTTCTGTATATAATGATATGTGGTTAAAAGAATATACTACTGCCCTTATTAAAGAACAGTGGGGTCAAAATCTAATTAAGTTTGAAGGAATGCAGTTACCAGGCGGCGTAACTTTAAATGGTAGACAATTATATGAAGATGCTAAAACTGAAATTGAACAATTAAGAGAGAAAATTAGATTAGAACAAGAACTACCAGCAGATTTTTTTGTAGGTTAATATGCGCAATTTTTATTTCTCAGACAAAGTAAGATCAGAACAAAATCTCTATGAAGATATAATTATAGAGTCATTAAAAATGTATGGGCAAGATGTATATTACTTACCCAGAGATACTGTCGGCGAAATTAAAGAATTGGGTGATGAAGTTCCAGCAAGATTTAATTCTTCCCATAAAATAGAAATGTATATTGAAAATACTGAAGGATTTGATGGTGAAGGAGATTTGTTTACAAGATTTGGAGTTGAAATACGTGATGAAGCAACGTTTGTTGTTTCTAGGCGTAGATGGACACAACAAGTAAAACAATTTGATAGTGAAGTAACGGCCATAAGACCATTGGAAGGCGATTTAATTTATATTCCAATGACGAAAAAATTATTTGAAATAACACACGTTGAGCATGAACAACCATTTTATCAATTAAGCAATTTACCTGTTTATAAATTAAGAGCTCACTTATATGATTATAATGATGAAGATCTTGATACAGGTATTGATGAGATAGATAGTATTGAAAGAGATTATGCTTATACAACCAATATAACAGTTGATGCTGTTAATAGATCAATTGTTTTTGCAATAGGTGATACTATTAGACAAAATACTTCTACAGGAATTCAAATAGACGGTGAAATAGCATCATGGAATAGTGTAACTGGAATATTATCATTAATCCATGTATCAACAAGTGATGGAAAATATCACCAATATACTCCTGGTGAAGCGATATATCAAGAAGAAAGTTTAACATTTAATATTACTTCAGTTGGAGAAGATATTAAACAAACTGCAACTGAGCAAAATGATTTATTTAGTACAGATAATTTAAGTTTCTTAGATTTTAGTGAAGACAACCCATTTGGAGATCCTGATGACTGATGATATTTTTGATTTTGGATTTACAGCTGTTGATGAAGAAGAATTACAAGCTGTACAAAAAACACAACAAGTAGCCGAAGATGCTAAACAAGCATCTGCGAGCTATCAAGATAAATTAGATAGATTATACAATGCTATTGTTCCTCTTTTGAACAATCTAAAAAAGAATCCAGAGAAAGAGTATATTCTTTGGCCTGATAGATTAGCAAAAGTGGAAGCGTTTGAAACACATCTACAAAAAATATATAAAGGTTAATCATGTTTGGACAACATTTTTATCACGAAAAAATCCGTAAATGTGTATCAATATTTGGTTCACTATTTAATAATATTTATGTTGTCCGTAAGTCAGGAGGAGGAACTAGTTCAAGCCAAATAAAAGTTCCTTTATCTTATGCACCAAAAAATAAGTATTTAGAAAGAATTAGAGAAGTACCAGATTTAGTTAATGATTCAAAAGTAGCTATAAAGCTTCCTCGTATGTCATTTGAGATAGTTACATTTGCTTATGATAATGCCAGACAATTAACTAAAATAAGTAATTTTAATACAGTTGGTACTTCTGCACAAAATAGAAATCAATTTTATTCGCCCGTTCCTTATAGTATAAATTTTCAATTAAATATTTATGCTAAAAATCAAGATGATGCTTTACAAATAGTTGAACAAATATTGCCAACATTTAATCCTCAATATACTTTAACTATAAAACCATTTATTGACACGTATTCATCATTTAAAGAAGATATTCCGGTTATTATTCAAGGTTTATCATTTTCAGATGATTTTGATGGACCTCAAGAATCTAGAAGAACAATTGTATATACATTAGATTTTGAAATGAAGGTCAATTTCTATGGACCAATTGCACCTAAAAGTGTTATTAGACAAGCCGATGCAAAAATATTTGATATTAATGCTGGATATAGGGATAGCGATAATTATGTAGAAACATTAAGAGTGGTGCCAGATCCAATTACTACAATTGGTTTAGCTGATAGCGATTTTGGTTTTACCACAATTTATTTGGATAGTAATGATGTATGAATATAGATGTAAACTTAGAAAAGTAATTGATGGTGATACAGTAGATGTTGATATTGATTTAGGATTTGGTGTATGGCTAAAAGATGAAAGAGTAAGATTGTCGGGAATTGATACTCCTGAATCAAGAACAAGTGATAAAGTAGAAAAGAAATATGGATTAGCAGCGAAACATTATGTTGAAAGATTTACTGATGACGAATGGCTAATTCTTAAAACGAAAGAGTATGATGCTAAAGGTAAATTCGGTCGAATACTTGGAGAAATTTGGAGAACAAGCAGTTTTGCAGATAAATCTTTAAATGATTACCTTATTGAGAAACATCATGCGGTGTATTATTATGGTCAAGCGAAACATATGGTGGAGGCCGAACATCTCAAAAATAGAGAGTTGGTAAGATTAGATGAATAAGAAAATAAATGATGATTACGATTATTCTCGTGAAACATACTATGAGCTTTTGGAAAAAGGTAAACAATCTTTAGATCTTATGATTGAAGTTGCTAGAGAATCTGAACATCCAAGAGCATTTGAAGTTTTATCTAATATGGTAAAAAATCTAGCTGATGTTAATGATAAATTGATGGATTTAAATAAGAAAAATAAAGAAATAACAAAAGAAGAACAAGAAAAAGTTAAACAAATAACTAATAATAATGTATTTTTGGGATCTACTGCTGAACTTCAAAAATTATTACAAAATGAAAGAAAAATTATAGATGCTGAACCCGCACGAAAGTTACCTAGGGAATCCTAATGTAAAACGCGATGGCGTTGTTCAGGACTGGAGCGAAGAGCAAGTTAAAGAATATGCTCGCTGTATGAACGATCCAGTTTATTTTGCACAAGAGTATTGCAAAGTTATTTCGCTTGATAAAGGATTAGTTCCATTTAAACTATATCCTTATCAGCAACAAATGTTTAAACAATTTCAGGAGAATAGGTTTAATGTCGTTCTCGCATGTCGTCAATCTGGTAAATCAATATCTGCCTGCGCGTACCTCTTATGGTTTGCATTATTCAATAGTGAAAAAACTGTTGCAATTTTGGCCAATAAGGGAGCCGTTGCTAGAGAAATGTTATCACGCGTTACTCTTATGCTTGAAAATATTCCTTTCTTTTTACAACCTGGATCAAAGGCGGTTAATAAAGGTAGTCTTGAGTTTAGTAATAATTCAAGGATTCTTGCTGCTGCTACTTCTGGCTCTTCTATCAGGGGTCTTTCTGTTAACCTTCTTTACTTAGATGAATTTGCATTTGTGGAGAGAGCCAATGAATTCTACACCTCGACATACCCAGTTGTCTCCTCAGGAGAAGATACGAAAATTATCGTCACGTCGACTGCGAATGGTATTGGCAATACATTTTATAAGATATGGGAGGGAGCGACACAAGGAGTTAACGAATTTACTCCGTTCAGAGTTGATTGGTGGGACGTTCCAGGAAGAGATGACGCCTGGAAAGAACAAACTATCAATAATACATCGCAGTTACAATTCGATCAAGAATTTGGCAATACATTTTTTGGAACGGGTGATACGCTCATTAATGCAGAAACGTTAATGAGTCTTAGGGCTAGAAACCCAAGAAGAACGATGGAAGGTGGAAAATTATTAATATACGAAGAACCAATTAAAAAACATGAATATATTATGACAGTTGACGTATCGAAGGGAAGAGGACAGGATTATTCTACGTTTAATTTACTCGATATTAGCACTCGCCCATTTCAACAGGTGGCTGTGTATCGCAATAACACTATATCTCCTTTACTCTTCCCTAATATTATATATAAGTACGCAAATTCTTATAATAAAGCATATGTAGTTATTGAATCAAATGATCAAGGTTCTCTTGTAACAAATGGCCTTTATCATGATTTAGAGTATGAAAATATGCATGTTGAATCAGCTGTAAAGGCTAATGCATTAGGCATAGAAATTACAAGAAAAACAAAAAGATTGGGATGTTCAGCAATCAAAGATTTGCTAGAAACTAAAAAATTAGAAGTAGTGGATGAACAAACTATTTTAGAAATATCTACATTTGAAGCCAGAGGTCAATCATTTGAAGCTGCTAATGGTAATCATGATGATTTAATGATGAATTTAGTTTTATTTGGCTATTTTGTTTCTGGTAATTATTTTCAAGATATGACAGATATTAATTTAAAACAATTATTATTTGATCAAAGAATGAAAGAAATTGAAGAAGATGTAGTTCCATTTGGGTTTGTAGATGATGGTTCAGAATATATTCAAGTAATAGAACAGCCTGATAATGATTGGGCTATAGAATATGACCCTAATTTTTAAAACATATAAATAAAGTTAATTGAAGATAACCGTATTATGTTAGCATATAATTTATAACCGAGAGGAAAAATCAATGGCACTATTCACACCATCAGAAAGTCCTGCGGTTGTCGTCAAAGAAATTGATTTGACTGGTGGCGTTCCTAACGTTCAGTCAACTACTGGCGCAATTGTAGGTAACTTTAGATGGGGACCTGTTGAAGAAAGAACAAAAATCGCTAATGAAACAGAATTAGTAGATACGTTCGCTTCACCAGACTCGTCTAATACGATTGATTTCCACAATGCTTCTTATTTCCTGCGATATTCAAGCAGTATGCAAGTAGTAAGGGCCATTGATGGATCAGCGGCAAACGCCTTCTCAACCACGAGGGCAACAGATACAACCGGTCAAGAAGTTCTTGATTCAGACCAATGGTCTGGAGGAGTTGGAGGTTCTTTAACACAAGGATCCAATGGAAATAGATCAGAACAAGCAAGGTTGAACCATCTGGCACAAGTTGTGGTTGTTAAAAACGAAAATGACTTTAATGCTCAATTATCAGCATTATCAGATCTTACTAAATCACCAGTTTTATCGAGTGATAGCGATGGAGCAGGAAACCTTCTTGTTGACTCAGACGCTTCAAATGCACTTGATCCTGGTAACCATACATGGATTGCTAGATATCCAGGCGCACTGGGTAATAGCTTAGAAGTTTCAATTTGTCCAGCTAATGCAACTGCTTTTGCGGCATGGGATTATGAAAATGATTTCGATGCTGCACCTACAACTTCACAAACAACTGAAGCTAATGTAGGATTAGCATCTAATGATGAAGTTCACATTGTAATTGCAGATAAAAATGGTAAAATTACTGGAACCAAAGGTGCGGTTTTAGAAACATATCCATTCTTATCAGTAGTAAAAGGATCAACAAGAGATGGAGGAGTAACTAACTACGCTCTTGATGTGATCAATCAAAATTCAAAATATGTTTGGATGGCGAACTGGGATTCTGATTGGAGAGCCCTTGGAGCAGGTAATTATTTAGCTGACAGTGATAATAGCACTTTTAGTAAAGATAACACCGCAGCAACAACTTATGTTTTTGATAAAGGTGTAAATTCAGGTTCGCTTGGAATGAGCGAATTCGCTACAGGTCACGATCTTTTTGAAGATAAAGACCAAGTAGAAGTTGATTTCCTTATTGCACCAGGTCTTAGTGGTGATGCATGGACAACTACTACAGGCGATCTTATTTCTACAGCTGAAAGTAGAAAAGATTGTGTAGTTGTATCATCTCCTCCACGCGATAAGGTTATTAACAGAACCAGTACATCTGATATTGTAACTGATACAGTAGCAGCTGCTAATGGTTTAAGTAAAAGATCTTCATATCACTTTATGGATAATAACTATCTTAAAGTTTATGATAAATATAACGATCAGTATATTCAAATTCCGGCTGCATCATCTACTGCAGGTCTTATGGCCGCAACTGATCTAAACCGAGCCCCTTGGTTCTCACCAGCTGGTGCGCGAAGAGGTGGATACTTAGGTATTACTTCTATTGCTTACTCACCAACTAAAGGACAAAGAGATACACTCTACAAAGCAAGTGTTAACCCGGTTGCTAATATTCCTGGTCAAGGAACATTGCTATTCGGTGATAAGACTATGTTAACAAGATCTTCTGCATTTGACAGAATCAATGTACGTAGATTGTTCCTTATTCTTGAAAGAGCAATTGCAAGAGCTGCTGAACAAGTTCTGTTTGAGTTCAATGATGAATTTACTAGAGCAGAGTTTGTTAACATCATTGAGCCGGTCCTTAGAGAAATCAAAGGGAGAAGAGGTATCACTGACTTCCGTGTTGTAGCTGATGAAACTAACAACACACCAGAAGTTATTGATAGAAATGAATTCATCGCAAACATCTTCATCAAACCGGCAAGGTCCATTAACTACGTCACACTGAATTTTGTGGCAGTAAGAACCGGAGTCGATTTTGAAGAAGTAGTTGGCACGGTTTAAGGAGGTAGAAAATGGCAGTTTTAGGCGTAGATGATTTTAAATCAAAATTAAGAGGTGGAGGCGCACGCCCTAATCTCTTTAAAGCCACTATCAACTTTCCTGCTTATGCGGGTGGTGATCCAGAACTAACATCGTTTTTATGTGAAGCTGCTCAGCTTCCCGGATCTACGATGGGAACCATTATTGTTCCTTTCCGTGGTAGACAGTTAAAAATGGCAGGTGACAGAACATTCGCTGAATGGACTGTGACTATCATTAACGACACAGATTTCGCGGTAAGAAACTCAATGGAAAGATGGATGAATGGTATTAATGCTCATTCAGCGAATACTGGGCTATCTTCACCAATTGCATATGAAGCAGATCTGAAAGTGGAGCAATTAGATCGAGAAGGAGCGAGTATTAAAGAATATGTCTTTAGAGGCTCATTCCCAACCGATGTAAGTGCAATTGATTTGAATTACGGAACTAACGATGACATCGAAAGATTCACTGTTACTTTCGCATATCAATATTTTGATAGTCGAAACGAAGATACGACTACATAATATATAAACTATTAGCGGAGGGCCACGTGGCCCTCCGTAAATAAAAGGATTTTTTAATGGCAGAAAACGATAGAAGTATTTCATTATTTGGTTTTGAAATAAAAAGAAAAGGTACGGGAGATAAAAAACAACTTCCGTCTATTGTTCCGCCTATTGATGATGATGGCGCGGGTTATGTAACCGCAGCTGGAACACATTATGGACAATATTTAAATATCGATGGTGATGATTCAAAAGATAATCACCAATTAATAATGAAATATCGTGGATGTTCAATGCATCCAGAAGTAGACGCAGCTTTAGAAGATATTATTAATGAAGCAATTGCGGGTGGTTTGATGGAACAACCTGTAAATATTAATATGGATAAACTTGATCAATCACCATCTATTAAGAAAAAAATAAAAGAAGAATTTGATAATATTGTTGCTATGTTAAATTTTCATGAAAACGCTCATGATATTTTCCGTAGATGGTATGTTGATGGAAGAATTTATCATCATTTAGTTGTGAATGAAGCAAACTTAAAAGCTGGTATTCAAGAAATTAGACCAATTGATGCGGCAAAAATTCGTAAAGTAAAACAAGTTAAAAGAAAAAAAGATCCAAAGACTGGTGCTAATTTAGTTGAAAAGGTTGATGAATACTACATTTATCAAGAAAAACCTGGCCAACAAACAGCTGGTGTAAAAATGAGTTTAGATTCAGTAAGCTATGTTACATCTGGGTTACTTGATGAGTCGCGCAAAAAGGTTGTATCTTATTTGCATAAAGCAATTAAACCTATTAATCAATTACGTATGATGGAAGATTCGCTGGTTATTTATAGACTAGCTAGAGCACCTGAACGTAGAATTTTTTATATTGATGTTGGTAATTTACCACGAGGTAAGTCAGAACAATATATGAAAGATATTATGGCTAAGTACCGTAATAAACTTGTATATGATGCTAAGACTGGTGAAATTAGAGATGATCGTAAACATCAATCTTTATTAGAAGATTTTTGGTTGCCAAGGCGTGAAGGCGGTAGAGGTACGGAAATTTCTACACT